AGGAGTAAGGTCTGACGTCAATGGGTTAGGACGAACCATGTTTATTGTTCACGGCAATGGTAACATTGGCATAATAACGTTGGATACCCAGAATACTGATAAGTATTACGCGCTTATATTCGGAGACGGGGAGTACCTGCACTCGTATAGTATCGAATCGGTGGTAGTCGCAGAGTGGGTAGCTAATAACTCTTCTGATGTCGAGATTCTAAGTTCCATCTTGGAAAATGGAACCTCAATGGGTTCTATTCCGTTCGATATGAGTGTTTTCGCTACGAAAACATATGTAAAACCAAATGATGCCGTACTCACGGCTTTCCCATCTGGTTATAGAACAATTATACCAGGAGAAAACCTTACAACTAATTTAACATCTGGAACACTGAAAGTACAGGTTCCAAGTTTGTTGACTTTACAAGTAAAGAGTGGACCGTTCCGTGATGCAGTAATAGATGTTCCTTATGGTGTTACTGTACAGTTCGCAGATCAGGTGGAAATAGTATACAAAGCTGAAGGTGTTGATGGATTTACTGCTACATCTGGTCGTAAAGTGTATACTATACATTTCGTTCCTACTACGTCGTCGACTACTAATATAACATTCAGAGCATTTGTAAACGTGACAAACTATAAGTAGGATGCTTACTGCCTTTTTTGCTTCACAGAATGGTACAAATAAAACTGTGCCAAAAACTCTGACATATCAGTTTGAGAATAATTCTGGTATGGGATTATCCATAATACAGGGTAATCCAGAAAATCCACTTACTTCAAGAACTGTAAATGTACCTTTTAGTAATGATCCCTATGTAATTACTAGTAGGTTATCTGCTGAGGGGAATATAACCCCTATGATATCTGTTAAGTCAGAAAATAACTGGGTATTAAACATCAGAGTTTACTTAAGAAAGTACGGTACTGCTACGGATACTTTCTTAGGTGGGTTAAATGTAGATAAAGATCATTATGGTACTAACACTATAAGTGGTACTACAAAAGTTAACTTTGGTGATACTTTAATTTATAGGATAAATTTACTTGATGGTGTACTAACTTCTAAATCCATAGCTAATACCTTCCCAACTGGCAGCATTCAAGATCCAACTTGGGGATTGAGTTTGGAGGATTTATACACAACAAGTTTCATAGGTATGGAATTAAAGAAAGGTGAACCATATCCTTATGACTTGGTGGTAGATTTAGGACCCAGTACAAAAGGTACTTTCGAAGATTGTAATGCAGTAGTAGAGTTCTACGAGAAATATAACGGTAAGATTGGTGAGATAACATTTAAATCCGATACAGAGGATAATATTGGTGAGACCCTAGTTGGTATGGATACTAACAAAAAAGTGGTTATGTATTTAAAGTATGTAACCAGTGCTGGTGTAGTACCCCCAACTCCATCAAAAGTTGACATTAATTTTACTGTGGGTATTTCTCCTCATTCACCCGGTACAGAAACTACGATATCCATTTATAATAAGGCAAGAACCCAATTATTAAAGAGTGTGACTTATGAAGATGGAGATGTAAGAGTTGGTTCTTCTACAGAGTTTACTAACGTACCTAATAGTGATAACAATGTATATTACTTAGTTATCACTGGGTCTGTAAATAAATCAGAGTTATTTAACTTCTACAATGGAGGAGTATACATTTTCTAAAATAAAAGTATTATGAAAATATCAAAACTTGGATGGCTGTACGTAGCATTGCTAATAGCTTCCGTAATAATCTTCTCTTGTATTTGGAGATGGCTGGACAACGGACTGGTAGCATTCTTGCTCATTTTATATCCGATAGTGTATTTCATTGCCGGATATTTTGCTCATTATCTCAAAATAAAGGCAGCCATTAAGAAAGAATAGGCAATGTCCAGTATCTTAAAAGAACATCAACATAAAACTAAGTTTGGTAAGTTCTTGCATACTCTGGTGCATGTTCTTTTGTATATTTGGCAACTACCCCAAAACCTGGCCGGACTTATTTATAGAATAATTCTGAAAGGAGAGAAAAGAATCCTAAAACAAAGAAGCACTGCTTTCTATGTAGCTCCTACAATGAATGGCGGTGTAAGTTTGGGAAACTACATCTTTCTTTCAGAAAGGTCAGGATTAAAAGAACCTGCTTATGATCACGAGTTTGGTCATTGCATACAGTCTAGAATACTTGGGCCATTATATTTACCCATCGTAGGATTGTGCAGTGGTCTTCATTGCCTATTCCATAATAGAAAGAATAATTACTACGAATTCTGGACAGAGAAATGGGCAAACAAACTTGGTGGAATAGAAGGTTATGCCGGAGAGTACCATTATCATAAGGATGGTGTAATAAGAACTGTTTACTCAGAGTTAAAGGACTTTTACAATAAACATTTTTAACAATGGCAAGAACGGTTAATATCTCCCTACCAAAAATATCAGACCTAGTTCTTCAAGTAAAGTTAAACGGTGAATGGCAAACGGTTGAAGCTTTAGTAAGTAACCTTGGTCCAAGTATGCAGATAGGGTATGATAGAGCCGTAGATAAGTTCTCAAGATCTTTACTGTCAATAGTTAAGAAGTCACTAACTTTGGGTATACCACCAGTTGGTGGTGGGGTAACTTGGCAACCGTTATCCCAAGCTACTATAGAAAGATACGGACAACATCCTATTTATAACCTGACTGGCCTTTATTCTAGGTCAGTTGGGTTATATAGGTATAAATCGAGAGTTCTAATAGGATTGCCTATTGGAATTAGGAGATCTTCTCAGAAAAAATTAACACTAAACCAGCTTGCTAAAATGTTGGAATCTGGATCCAGTGATGGTAGGATTCCTCCAAGGCCAGTATGGGCACCTTCTCTTAAAGCTGTTGGTGGTAAGAATAAGCTAAAGCAACTTATCCTAACAGAGATACGCAGAGAACTTCAAAAATATGGTGTAAGACCCAATCAAGTAAAATGGTAAATTCTCAGGAAATTATAGAGAGGTCCATATACATGGCTCTATTGAATATGGCCATTGAATTGGGCTACACTATAAACCCAGAAGACTATCTCCCAACCAGTGCAGAAAATGCTGCAAGGTTTAAAGAAGACCTTAAAAAGATAAAAGATGACAAGGGTTTCTATATAGGTATCTTTGGAGTAGGCAATAATCATTCCAGAGGTATAAAAGAAACCCCGAGAATAGTAGTTGATTCAGAAGGATTTTATCCTGGTGATGTAGGACTACCAAGACAAATAATACAGAAAGAAGAGGGTATAGGTTATACTGCAACCGAAGTACCTTATGAATCCCTATCACAATATATGAACATAAGGTTGTGTGCTTTATCATCAGAACACATGAGATTGCTGCATCAAATTATGTTCTGGTCAGTACCACAAAGAGGTTACTTAAAACCCTACGATGAACCCGAGTTCCTATTCACAGGTAACATATACCTTAGGATAGTTAACTTTTACAATATGCCAGACCTGGAAAACGGGTTAATGGAAAAAGTATATCAATTCGAAGTACAGGATTGCCTCCTAGAGAAAAATACTCCTCCAGAGGTAATTACTCCAATAAGAGATATTTCTGTTCTTCTAGAAAATACAGATTATACAATTAAAGTACCATAATATATGGACAAAAGATTAAAAATACTTTTGGAAGAGGTTAAAGGTTCAGATCCTAACCTTGATACCATGGATAGAAACACAAGAGTAAGAGCTGGTAATTACCAATTCCCTTTCTCTGGTCAGCAGTTAGATTATCTGTTATTAACTTTAGCCAAGAAGTTATCAGATGGAGATATACTGATATTCTCTGATCCAAGTAATCCTCAGACTGTATTATCTGAGATAACCAAATATCAGCTAGATGATCCATCTAAAATATATACTTCTTATGAAGTGGTATTTGGAACTTATATAGGCACACTAAGAATAGATTCTCAGGATACTGCTAGTGTATCTATATTACAGTCTGGTAAAATCCTTTATTGTAGTATGAATTTGACCAATGGTCAAGTAACATTAGAAAAGGAAATACAGCTGGATGATATAGATAAGGTTACTCATGAGGAACATATATTAACTCTTGAGATAGGTGATTCTGCCGAAGTTAGCGAAAGGAACTTAGAAAAGTTGAGAGCTAATGCTGGAGAACATTTCCTATGTAACCTTGATTATGGATACGGAGTAGGCAGGTGGAATCCAACTGATGGTGGTAGTTCAGTAATAATGACTTCTGAGGGTATAAAGACAAGTTGGGACTTAGCTCCTGACGGTTCTATATCCAAAATAGAAGACGAAATATTGCCAGATGTTCCTTACCGAGTAAGTGTACCAGGCACTTCTATAAATACAGTTGTTGATGAAGTGATAGGGTCACAAATAATCAAAGCTAGTGTACTGGTAATAGAAGGAGGATCTACTGGGCCGATATCTTATTTAAGATGTGTAGATTCTACAAGCAGTGTAATTCAATTCGCTTCTATAACTAAAGATCTAAGGTTATCTGTACTCTCATATGATGTATCTGCAAGAAATTTGACCCAGGCATTCGTAAATATAAACGAAGAGCCAGAAGGTATTGCTAATTCATTATATCAGTACCTTGGATTTACTGAGGAAGAGTTAACTACCGAACAGTTTAAGAATGGATTGAAAAATGCCATATTAGCTTACAAAGACGGACCAATTGCTTAATAACACTTTAATATAATTAAATATGCCACAGACTCCAAGAGTAAGGTTCAACTTTAAGAACCTGAACGTGCAATCTAGTGTTCCTCTGTTGGGCGTAATCAACATGGTAGCTCGTACTACCAAGGGTCCGTTAGAAGACCCAAGTGATTTGATTTCAAGCCCATCTCAGTTCATTCGTATCTTTGGTTCGGAGATAGTTCCGGATGGTTCAGTATCGAACATAATGAAAGCCCTGGAAATGGGTGCAAAAGTTCGAGTATCTAGAGTAGCTGGTAAGGGAGCTAGTTATGGATGGGCAAAACCAATGGCTGTAACTCCAGCAGCTGCAGCACTCAGTGCACCATCAACTTCAGTTCCAGGCGGTTCAGCAATTATATCCATAGTAATTTCTGATCCAAGTGGAGCAGAGAATAGCCTTACAATGAATATGGCTATTCGTACTCGGGAAGCAGGTTCTCCGGTACTTGATAATACTGGGGTAAATTTGAATCGTCCCTTCTACTTAAAATTGAATGTATCCACAGAGCCAACACTCCGTGCAAGTATCATTCAGTATGGTGCAAGGGATGAGGAAACTAAGATACCAACTTATGACAGTATCTTAAATGAGACACTGTTCTTCTCTGCTGTATCGGCAAATACTACTGATGGTGTAACTACCCCTTCTATCAATGTAAATACTTTACAGAATTTCTTGGATAATGCTCCAAACATTACGTTCGAGGCAATTCAGGGAAAAGAAGGTGATGGCCAGGGAACTATGGAAACTCTGGCAACTGGCATACAGACCATGGAAGACATAGTTTCTATACTTCGTCAGTTCTCCAACTGGAATTCTACCATTATGATTGGTAAGATTGCTTCTGGAACGGTTGATACCGATGAAGTCAGTGATACCAATGTATACATGGAATGCTCGGAGGGAACTGTTGGTACAGACCCC